GATTAGTCCCGCCGCAAACTATTCCGTTGAGTAAAGAGTATATCTCGTGGTGCAACAGTCACAATAAAATACCAAGTGGCGGACATTTAAATATTGCCAATATTCCCGATCTGTCAGACAGACTCACTGATTATAGGACTATTCTATTCAAAAACTCTTTACAAAATAACGCTTCATCTATACAATTAAACAAAGGAAATTAGCATGGCAAAACCTTTTGATGTATCAAAATTTAGAAAAGACATTACTAAATCAATCGACGGACTAAGCATTGGCTTCAATGATCCGACAGATTGGATTAGTACAGGTAACTTTGCCTTAAACTATCTCATTAGTGGCGACTTTAACAAAGGTGTACCACTGGGTAAAGTAACAGTATTTGCAGGTGAATCAGGTGCAGGAAAATCATATTTCTGTTCTGGCAACATTATTAAAAATGCACAAGCTCAAGGCATTTTTGTTATATTGGTTGATAGTGAAAATGCACTAGACGAAAGCTGGATGCAGGCCTTGGGTGTGGATACCAGCCCGGATAAACTACTAAAGTTATCAATGGCCATGATCGATGATGTAGCTAAAACTATTGCTACATTTATGAGTGATTACAAAGCACTACCTGAGGGCGAACGTCCTAAGATTCTGTTTGTGATCGACTCGTTGGGTATGTTGTTAACTCCAACTGACGTCAATCAGTTTGAAGCAGGCGAAATGAAAGGTGACTTGGGTCGTAAGCCTAAGGCACTGACAGCACTGGTTCGTAACTGTGTCAACATGTTTGGCAGCTACAACGTGGGCATGGTATGTACCAATCACACATACGCAAGTCAAGACATGTTTGATCCAGACGACAAGATCTCAGGTGGTCAAGGCTTTATCTATGCATCAAGTATTGTCGTTGCTATGAAGAAGTTGAAGTTGAAAGAAGATGAAGACGGAAATAAGATCTCTGACGTCATGGGTATCCGAGCCGCTTGCAAAGTCATGAAGACACGCTATGCTAAACCTTTTGAAGGCGTCCAGGTCAAAATTCCGTATGAAACAGGCATGAATCCTTACAGCGGCCTTGTAGACTTGGCTGAGAAACGTAGCTTGTTAAAGAAAGATGGCAATCGTCTTGCATTTACAACTCCTGATGGCGAAGTTATTAAACAGTTCCGCAAAGCCTGGGAAAGCAACGAGGATGGTTGTTTAGATCGTGTTATGGAAGAATTTTCAAAACAAAAAAGTGAGGTAAGTACCGTTGACGTTGAAACAGACGGGGAGGAATAAATGTCAGTAGATTTAGCACAAGCAGTATGGGAAGAACTTAAACGTTACATTGGTCCCTTGGACAGAACAGAAGCAGCGGATGCTCTGGTCAATTTACTTGTAGATAGTAACTTTGATGCAGATGATATCCGCGACTCATTTAGAGGCGATGCTGAAGTTAAAAAAGCCCTGCAAGGGTATCTTGATGATCACGATGACGAAGAAGAAATTGACGACGATGATGATTTTGAGGAAGATGACGAGGAAGAAGATTACTAATCATGTGGTATAATCGCGTAGTTGCAGACCTTGGTACTATTCCTGATTTTATAGCTCATTATGAAAGTGAGATTGTGGATGCCAAGCGTGATGTTCGTATCGGCGGATATGTCGAAATTAACATCAAAGAACTACCTGGCATCACTGAGCATCGATTTAATCAACTACAAGAGATTGAAGCGGTGCTCAACTTCCTTAACATACAGCTAAGAAAAATTCGCCGTAGACATTTTCAAAAATACCTTGAAGGTTATGCGCGAGCACTGACCAGTCGCGATGCTGAAAAATATGTTGACGGTGAGGATGAAGTTATTGACTTTGAAACAATCATTAACGAAGTAGCATTATTGCGTAACAAATGGCTGGGTATAATGAAAGGGCTTGAGTCCAAGCAATGGATGAGTGGTCATATTGTTAGACTTAGAACAGCAGGAATGGAAGACGTACAAGTATGACACAATTTAGTAGCCCAGAACTTAGTCATCTGCACAGTCTTGAAACGCTTAACTACCTGTATGAATACGATGATTTTATGCAAAGCATTACCAGTGTTGTTGACATGGGTTGCGGTGCAGGTCACGATTTAGAATGGTGGGCCACAAGAACTACAAGAGACCAATCAGCAAGACCTCTCAACATTAAATGTGTAGGAGTAGATCAAGTTCCAGAACTAGCCATGACTCACAAGTATCGTAATATAAGATATTCAAATCGAGACTTTGAGCAGACTTTCCCGTCGCAAAAAAACAAATACGATGTAGTATGGAGTCATGATTCTTTTCAATACGCAATTACTCCCATTGCTACATTGTCAAATTGGTGGGAAACCATGAGCGAAGGCGGCATGCTTGCAATCGTTATACCGCAAACCACCAACCTTGAATTTAACGTGCAGGCCTATGATCAGTACGATTATTGCTATTACAACTGGACTATGACCAGTCTAATACATGCCCTGGCAGTATCAGGATTTGATTGCGGCAGCGGATTCTTTAAGAAAATGCCTACTGATTGTTGGTTGCATGCTGTAGTTTATAAAAGCAAACACAAACCTCAGGACCCAAGATCCACCAGTTGGTATCAACTAAGTGATCTGGATCTACTGCCAGAGTCAGCTATGCAATCAGTACAACGACATGGCTACGTAAGGCAAAGAGATTTAGTTTTACCTTGGCTTGATAAAAGTCTAAGATCAATGTCACAACAATAGGATAATTATGAAAGCAGGAAAAGTATGGGGGCAGACCGAACTGCTGGAAGCAAACGGCGTACTAGAATTTCATCGTATTGAAGCCACTGCAGGCGGCACATGTAGTAAACATCGACATAGATACAAGTGGAACGGATTCTTTGTTGAATCAGGCAAGCTCGTTATTCGTGTTTGGAAAAACAACTATGATCTTGTTGACGAAACGGTCTTAACAGCAGGGCAATTTACAAAAGTCGCCCCAGGCGAATTCCATCAGTTCGAAGCTGTCGAAGACACAGTGGCATTTGAGTTGTACTGGGCTGAGTTCGATCACAACGATATTGAACGCGAATCAGTTGGGTTTATAAAATAATGTACGAACACCTGGGCTGGCACTTTCCAGATTTTGACAAGCATTTTGCTCGCACTGTTTCTCAGTATCCAGCAACTGATTATCAGCAAGCCATACTAGACGAAGCATTACTGCATGTAAAAAAATTCGACTGTGCAATTGATGTTGGTGGGAATATTGGCCTGCATACTGTTAGATTTTCTCAAAAGTTTAAACAAGTACATACATTTGAACCGACCAACATCAATTTTGAGTGTCTAACAAAGAATACCGAAACTTTAGACAACGTTGTATTGCACAAACTAGGTCTTGGCGATGATGAAACTGTTCTAACAATTAAATTGCCAGCAGCAGCCGATAATTGTGGTAACTTTTCTATTGTGGACTTTGACGAATATACCAATAATGTAATTGAAGAATCTATCAATATTAAAAAATTGGATTCTTTTAATCTTGCTCCGGATCTGATTAAAATTGATGTACAGGGATTTGATTACAATGTGTTAGTTGGAGCATTGGAAACTATTAGTTTGTACCGACCAGTGATTATTATAGAGTCTGAAACTAAAAAATCAAGGAATCATATCTCTGAGTTTTTGACTTCACAAGGGTTTATTGTAGCGGCTAAAATCCGCCATGATCAAATTTGGGCACATCAGGAAACAGCCTTGCAATAGGTTTTCCTGTAGCTAATTCATTGCAAGTCCATTCTGTGTGACTAAGATTAATTAACCATTCACTACGGTCTGGCCTGGCAGGTGTTTCAATTTGGCTCCAGTCTAAGTTAGCCACTGGTGCAGCCAGACTATCTCCGCCAACAAATGCAGGTACTCCGGACATGACAGCTTGACTTCCGGGCCCGCTATTCCAATTTACTACCGCCCATGCATTATTAAGCACACGATCAAAATCAAAGTCGTCATAGGTGTTGGGTATGTGTAGGGGTTTATCAATAACACAACCTGGCAGAACTACTACTTCTTTCCTGGGATGACTGCGTATCACAATAGAGCGTTGAGTCACTTGCCTGAGTTGATTGACGGTCTGTTTCAGCCATTTTTCAACAGGCGGCTGCCCTGCCCACTGTTCGCTGTCGTCACGCTGTAGTGCAATCACAATGTCATCGCCAGTTGTATGCCACGGTTTTAATTGTAAATTTAATTTTTGTGGTCTTTGCAAGTCTAATCCGTGCCCATAAAAGGCAGCAGATCCTGTGCCATTTATGCCCATTTTCCAAGTATGCCCGCGCTGTAACATACCTACCTCAAGCACAATTACAGGTTTACCTTGATTTCTAAAGTGTTGCCATACTGCTTGATTATTTTTCATTTTGCCATGCCAGAGCACACTCCAAATAACAGCAACATCAGCTGACATGTTGTGACTACTATAGGATAGACCCAGATGATCGAGACCCTGTTGAAAAGCAGCAAATACCGGCTGACTGTTTAATGCACCAAACTTATTAAATAGACCAAAACGCATGAGATTAAATACCCAGAGAACGTATTTAAGGACATTTATGACACGCAAATTTTCTGTAGTAACCACATTCAATAAAGCCGGATACGACAAGTATGGCCGCCGCATGATTGATACATTTTTGGCAAATTGGCCCAAAGAAGTTCATTTATATGTATATGCAGAAGATTGTGCCGTTGAGCAATCAGCACCTAACCTGACAGTATATGATTTTCATAGCCGTGTGCCAGCACTAGTAGCTTTCAAGAAACGGTACAAGGATGAACCCAGAGCCAATGGTAAGCTACCTATGGGTCCTGTTGGCAGTAATGGCAAACAACGTGGCATTGGATTCCGTTGGGACGCTGTGAGATTCAGTCACAAGATCTATGCTGTATGCGATGCTACTCGTACTACATTGGATACTGTGTTCTGGATGGATGCTGATATGGTATGTCATAGCCCTATTACACTAGAAACACTCAATCAATTGATGCCTGATACCGCAGATATAGCATTTTTAGGGCGTAGTAACAAGTACACCGAAACTGGATTATGGGCAATTAACATGGGAAATTCAGCCAACATGTTGTTTATGCAATGGATGCAAGAAGCATATGATGATGCAGAAAAAGGTGTATTTGCCATGAAAGAATTTCACGACTGCTGGGTCTTTGACCGTACAAGAGAAAGACTGCAGGCTACTGTGCCTGCGTGGAAACAATTAAATTGGTCAGCACAATTTGTCATGGGTGAAGGACATCCTCTTATCAATACAGAATGGGGTGCGTACCTTGATCACCTTAAAGGTAATCGTAAAGACACAGGTCGAAGTAAGACCAAAGATCTTGTGGTCGACCGATCTGAAGGATATTGGCGATGAAATCTTTTATCATACACTTATCCAAGATTGACAACAGTTTAAACTCTGCTGTTAGAACGCAACAAGATCTCAAAGCTATCGGAATAGATGCTGAGTTGTTCGAAGGAACCTACGGCAACGAAGCAGAAGATATTTTTAAACAAGAAGGTAGAACAGTTCATCCAATTAATTTCAGAGGTAACCCTACCGAAGAACGAGATAAAAATAAAGCCAGCAAACCCGGAGTTATGGGTTGTTTCTATAGCCATTATAGATTGTGGGAAAAGTGCGTGGAGCTCAATGAAACCATTGGCATTTTTGAAGATGATGTCAAAGTGCTGAGACCTCTTGTGCCAATTGATTTTGAAGAAGTATTGGTTGTTGCCATGGGTTCTAGAAAAAATGAAAAATACTTGCAGTATATACATGATCCCTCGGGCGAGTGCCATGCTGCTGAGTACCGTCATAAATCAATGCCAGGCACTGTGGGCTATTTGATTAAACCAGAAGCTGCTAAAAAATTATTAAATTACTACCAAAACACATATCTGTCCTCAGACAATGCCATCAATAGATGTGTGGTCATGATACAAATACACAGCCACATTATGGGTAGTGTTGAGTTAGATAAGAAAAGTTTAACTGTCAGTACAAAGTTTTGGACAAGATTCCGGGCGACACAAGAATGAAAACATATTGCATAAAAGAAGGCTATCAACACAGGTTGGATAACCGGTACTTCGACGACACAGAGAACACTGACAAATGGCAACGGGAAGTTTATACTTTTGCCAGAGACACAGCAGTAAAAAACAACTTTACCAAAGTCATGGATATCGGCACAGGGTCGGCTTACAAGTTGTTGGATAATTTCCGAGACTTTGATACAGTTGGTCTCGATGTACCCAAGACTGTAGCGTGGCTGCGGGAAACATATCCTGATAGAAAGTGGATAGATCAGTTTGATCCTGTACCCGGCTACGATCTTGTTATAGCGTCTGATGTGATTGAACACATTCCTGATCCTGATCTGCTGTTAGATCTAATAGAACAATCAGCTCCTAAGTTGATAGTACTTTCAACACCTGATCGAGACTTGTTGGGCAGAACACCCGATGGTCCTCCCAAGAATCGAGCACATGTGAGAGAATGGACTACACCAGAATTCTACAACTACATAAGTTCCAGATTTGAAGTTGTTGAACATTTTATATCAAACCGAAAACAGTCAACACAGACCATGTTGGCTCGTTTGAAGTCTAAGTAAAACTGTATTGAAATTCTGGGTCGTAAGATGTTGCAGGACCCAAATACTGTTCTAAGAGATCCAACGCTACACCAGAGTGCCACTCGTCTCTGGTGTATTGACACCAGGCTATGTGCTCGTGCCAAGCTGCTCGTAGAGCAGGTTCTGTGGGATCAGCCCAATCTTCCAATCCAGTACGTCCTGCTGCCCACGTTGGGCAAGGTTCTGTGCTGATGACTTTTTTGCCGTACCAAAAAGCTTCGCAAGTTATAGCAGAACTTTGAGATACCACCAGGTCTGCCCAATCTAAATCTTCCCACAATGTAGAATATCTGTTGGAAGCCCGTCCAGGCTTTATTCGTATCTTAACATCTGCACCAGGAAACTGATTACTCATGGATTCGGCCCACTCGTCTGAAGTTTGCTGACTCCACACTCTGGTGGTTATTTTGCTTGGTGCTATCAATACATTCTTGACTTGATTTACACGCCAGGCGTGCCGTGGCAAGTTCATTACAGCCCAGCGAGAATACGGTACAGGTTTCAACACAGTGTTGGCCCAACCATTAACACTGGCACGATAAAATAGTCTTTTCTTGTACAAGTGATTGCCAAGATATCCACGACCAATATAAACAGCAGGCTGCTGATGGTTTAACCATATAGGCACATGTTCGCGTGTGAGATCAGCATAGCAAAACACAGGTGCGTCGTCGGCAACAGACCGCCAATCATTGCAAACAGTCATACCAGGCCTTGTTGCAAGCCAATTATCAACCCATTCCTGTATGAATGCATCATCTTGATAATCTGCAGCTAACAATTGCAACTGCTTCATTTTTTAGCCCAGGCCCGCATGTGTGACCAGCAGCGGCCCGACGTTAAATCTGCGTGGCTCCAGTGAAACTGACTTATACGTTGTAACCAAGCTGTGCGATCTGGCATGCGAGGATTTTCTATCTGACTCAAATCTGTATTGGCAATATCTCTACACTGACTACGTACAGGATCTGTTACAAATATGGGAACACCTTCTATAGCAGCACCCACAGTTGGGCTTGAATTGTGTGCAACTGCTGCCCAACAATGTTTTAGATTTCGCACCAAAGGATCAACAGAATCGCCTACAGTGACGTTTTTCAACTGGTTATTTGTAGAAAACTGTTTCATATATTCCGCAGCACGTTTATCGCCTGGATGCGGTCGTATCACAATAGGACGGTCAGTATGCTGTCGCAACTGTGCTATAGTGCTGGTAGCCCAATCCACCACACTGATGTTACCCATACTCCACCCGCCATTTCTCTGCAAGCACAGCAAAATATGATTGCCAGTGTTGCGCCACGCCCTGACATGAATACCCATTTCTTGTTGTATGGTTGTCCACCTGGTGGGATCTGGATTGGCATCGCAATACTCCCCTGTGTTGGGGAATATGCCGTCGTAGCTGTAGCGTAGATAATAATGAGGATTTTTTGTATCGTGATACAAAAACAAATTACTGTCAGCAATCACAGTTCGACCACCGTGCTGCTGTTGTTGATCTATGATGTGTTGTCTAAACTGCAGATGAGGTGCTCGCTTGCCGTTTTCATGTACCCATCCCAGCATGACAGCAACATCAGCAGGCTCGTATTGCATGTTAGATGATACGATCCCTGTATCACCCCCTGCAGAAACACCTTGTACATAGTTTTTTAAAGTCAAAAACTTTTCGCTTGTGCTATGCTGACCATTCAGCATTTTGGCAGGCAAAGTTGCTAGATAACTGACAACTTTCATTTGATGTTTTGTATAACAGGCAACAAGTTCTGCCAAGCTGTGCCATCACGCATTTCTGCCTGCGACCATTGACACCCAGCAAGTTTTTGCAACCAAACCATTACTTTATTCTTATCAACCATTTTTACTGAATTTATTTCTCCTGCGCTGTGACTGCTGATGCTCCATGCAAAGTTTCCTGGATCATAAGCAACAGTGGGAATTCCTGCCACTACACTGTCTATGGCCAATCCACTGGTATAAGTCACAGTACAATAGGCATTTTGTAAATCATCTGACCAAGGAACTTCTGCCCCGTCGCTGAATCTGATATTCTGTACTCCAGCCAACAACAATTTTCTTGCCAGCTCCTCATGATCAGCAAATGCTCGCTGCGAGCTTAATGGATGATTACGTACCACAACAAAACGACTGGTATTTTGTCTTATATCTAATATGGTACGCAGTGCCCAATCGTTTATGTCAGCACCGCGCAAGCTGGCATCACCTGGCAATTGAAGTGCAACCAATATATGACCGTCGGGATTATTCCGCCATCCTGCCCATTGTACATCCAATGCTTCTAATCGTTTTTTTGCGTCAACGTCGTGTAGTTCTGGCCAATATGCATCCTGGCTTAAAAATCCGTTTACGCCAACACGCCAATAAGAATTTTCTCTATCAGTCACACGATTCAACAAAGGAGTTTCAATACATACAAATCTACGGGCATTCATTGCCACATGTGTTCTGGTTTGATGTGTGCCTTTTTCTCTGGCTTTCCAAGACCCAAAAAACACAGCAACATCGCACTCTTTGTAGGCCTCAGCATACTCGTATGTAATTTGATTACGATCAAAGTTGAAATCGGCCCAACGCCCAATTCTGACAACATGCTCAAATTTTTCTTCGTCGGTGGAATTTTTGCTAATCCAAGATTCCACTCCTTTGGCAAAGTCTTTGAGTATTTCGTGTTCTTGCATGTTGTTGGCTGATGCCATGAAAATCTTAATGTGCATTTAATATCCTATAAGCTGTGCCATCTCTAAGTTCTCTGACATGAAATTGTCCATAGGCCAAGTGGCAAGCCCATGCATATAATTTATCTGTGTCTGCCCAGTATGGAGATTCTATTTGGCTGAGATCTTGGCTGGCCACCGGTGCAGCAGCATTGGCATGTGCAAGTGTAAAAGCAGGAACTCCTAGCATGATGCTTTCTGTGGCAGCATTGGAATTAAATGTTACTAGAGCATGCACATCATCCGCTAACACTTGTGCTAAAGGATCTGTAGCAATACGATCTATTCTATTGGCTGCACGTTGCCTTACTACAATGGGCCGATCAGTATGTTGTTTTATTGTGCTGACAGTTTCTTCCGTCCAGGCTTCGAGATCTATGTCATAAAATTTACAAGGTTTTTCATCTGGCACAGCAACAATGATTTTACGGCCATATCGTCTTGGCTGTAGTGCAATGCCCATACTCTGCCATCTATCCGCTGGCCTGGCCGCAATCTCGCCGTGCTGCAAATTGTTCTTAACTATGCGATGCCATACTTTCCACCCTTGCGGATTTTGAGGATTGGGATTGTTGCCAAAGTAGCCAGAATCCATGTAATAGAAATCTCTGCCATCTGCCCAACATTGTTTCATCAACTTGTGTTTGAGTATGCCGCGTATGACTATGGGATTGCGTGATGCTGCATAATCAAAGTCAGCAACAGGGATTCCGCCACTTCCTTTTGCAAACATGTTGACATACTCATCTTCGCCGTTTTTGCTGTAGTAAATCCAAGTCATTGGGTCACTACAAGACTACACTGCTGATGACCGCTGCGTAGTAATGGTCTAAATGCGCGATTGTATTCAGCTAACCACTCGCCTAGGGCACGGTATTCACCTTCGGCCCATAAGTCGTATTCTTCTAACCCTGACCACGGATACATTTCATCAAACACTATCACTGTGCCGGGAACAATACGATCATTCAACAGGGTTAAGACATCACGTGTGCTGCTGTATAAATCGCAGTCCACATGCAAGAAACTGATGTTGCCAGGATTGGCTGCTTTCCATGGCGGAATACTATCAGAGAACCAACCTGGAACCAATTGAACATTGGCAGCAAACGTAGGTTGCACAGGTTCTTTACGCATGTCAAATTTGCCAGCAGGATGTGTTTTACCTTCGTCACCGCTGCGTATGTACCACGGCTCGGGCAAGCCAACAAAGCTGTCGAATCCCCATACTGTTTGATTCCGAAAGTGTTCTGCAATATGCGCCATTGTCTTACCGCGATAAACACCAAACTCTAATACATGTCCTTTGAGTTCTGCACTAGGTAAAGCCTGCAGCAGATGACGTTTTCTATCAATGCCTTTACTCTTGAATACTCCGTTAACAAGAGGTGCTGTATGAAAGCAATCTATCGTGTAATTTGTTTTGTTGACAATCATTTAGTACCACGCTGTAAACAATAATCTGCCAGCATGTGTTCTCGATGCCATTCATCTGCCATATTTGTAGTGGCAAACTCGTGAAAGCATGGAGCCCCTAATGTATAGTGTAGCAGATCTGCATTGATATTAGGACCGTATTCGTCTGGTAACCAATTCCATTCTGCAGGCAAATCTCCAATCCGTTCATCTCGAATCCAAGTAAATCGGTGCAGTTCTGCACCTGTGGATTTTTGTATAAATTCTGGAGTTAGTATTCGATTAGCAGGGTTCTGACAGTTCCAAATAATAACACTACTCCAGTTTTTGCGTGGATAGTTTTCGTTCTTGGCACCCAAGTACTTTTCTGTCATACATGTTTCGTAATCGTGTTTAACCACTTGCACATCATAATGGTGCTGTCGCCATTCCCATAGTTCTGCAATATCGCTGCGAACAATCATGTCACCGTCGATAAAAATAGCGTGTCCTGTATAATCCATTAAATGAGGTACAAGAAATCTACTGTAGATAAAATGATTGCTGCCATCTGTATGTGTTTCTGTATAGTCCTCAAACAAGTTAAGGGCTAACGGAATAATAGCAACAGGTTTGCTAGCATGACGTATGATACTGTTAGCACATGTATGGTAAGCAACAGCTTCTCTGGGATCGTAGCCAATAAAAATAGGAATAGGTTTCATACCAATATTTATATGTGCATATTAAGGACAGAGTAAATA